CGCTGCTCGGGCGTGCCGATCACCGCCGACACCTCGACGTTGCGCAGATTGCCCCACTTCTTGGCCTCGTCCGGCCAGGTGCTCGCGGCCACGCGCAGCGGGGCCAGCACCAGCGCAGGGCCAGGTTCGACCAGCTCGAGCATGTCGAGCGACATCAGCGTCGACACCGTCTTGCCCATCCCCATGCCGGCCCACCCGCCGCAACGCGGCAGGTCGAGCATGTGCCCGATGAGCTGGTGCTGATAGGCGCGCGGGGTGAATGCTTGGCGGGTCATAGCGCCCACCCTTGCCATTCGTCGAGCGTGCGCTCGAAGAAGGGTGAGCTGTTGTGCTGCTCGATGCGGTCGGCGATCACTGCCGTGCGCTGCGCGCCGGTCGGGGGTATGTAGATGCCGAAGCGGTCTAGTTGGTTGCAGTTGCGCCCAGCATTCGTGCTGTCCGCGCTCGCAAGCGGGAGCTTCGAGAAGATCCGCGGGTCGAGCATTCGCAATCCGTGCAGCTTGCACGGCGGCCTTCCTTGGGTGTCGCAAATCGCGCTCATGGCTTCGCGCATGCGGCCCCACCAATCGCGGGTTCCAGGCTTTGCCCACTGGCCGGAGCTCCCGAGGGCGACTGTCGGCCAAGCGTCGCAGAGGCGCGCGAGGCGGTCGAGCGACTCGTGAAGATGCCAGACCGGGACGCCGTATCGGCCAAGGTCGGCATCTTCAAACTGAGAAATGAGTGCATCGTTGGCTTGTTCATCGCCTTCAATCACGTCGGGGATGAGGGCCCAGGAAAACCCCGGGTGACGGCACCAGTCTCGAACCCATGCGAGGTAGCCAGGAACGTCCAGTTCGCCACCGCGCTTCCACACACTGAAAGCACCGTTGTCGAAAACAAAGGTCTTGCATACCTCTGCCACTACGCCGAGATCGTCCGGGCGGGGGAACGGCACCAGCGCGTGCCTGCCGACGAGGAAGCGTGCGACATCCTGGCGCGTGCCGCCGATCGGCGTCCCGTGGTAGGGAATCAACGCACCACCTCCTCGAGCACCACGCCGGCCTCGGCGAACATCGCGCGGGTGCTGGCGATCTCCGCGGCCCAGCGGGCGGCGAACTCGGGCGTCGGCGGCAGCGCGACCACGCGCACGACACCGGCTTGGATGAGCGTGGCGGCGCAGCGTGCGCACGGCGGGTGCGTCACATAGACCGTGCAGCCCTCGACCGGGCGATGCGCGAACAGCAGCGCGTTTTCCTCGGCATGGATCGTGCGGCGCAGCTTCTCGTCACGATCGACGGACGCGTCGGCCACAGCGCGCGGGAAGCCGTTGAAGCCCAGCGACACTACGCGGTTCTTGGCATCGACGAGGGCCGCCCCCACCTGGCTGGACGGATCCTTCGACCAACTCGCCACCAGGGTGACGAGATCGGCGAAGCGGTGGTCCCACTTGTTCAGGCCCATAGCATCAGCTCCTCGACCTTGTCCTTGGTGTCGATCACCTCGACCGTGAAGCCCAGCGCGCGCAAACGGTCGTGCTCGCGGGCCTGCGCCGGGGTTGGCTTGGCGCCGGGGCGCTTGCACTCGACAAAGAGCGCACGGCCGCCGGGCATGAGCACCAGGCGGTCGGGCACGCTGCGCCGTTGCGGGCTGGTGAATTTGTATGCGGTGCCGCCGGCTTCCTTCACGCGGCGGACGAGGTGCGCCTCGATCTCCTTCTCGAGCATGGGTCAAGCCCTGATTGGGGAAACCACAACGGCGGCTTCCTTGATCGCAGGGTCGCTCAGCGCGGCCGGGCGGAACACAACCGGGTAACCCGGGCCGTGGGCGTTGATGTCGAGCGCACGGGCGGCTTTGTAGGGCAAAGACATCGGTGCGAGTGCTGCGGCTGCTTCGGCAAGGTAGATTGCATCCAGATGTGGGGCCGGCTTGTTTTCTCGGTCCAAGGGCGGGGCGACGCGTCGCCAATCCGGATAGGTGCCATCGAGAACAGCCGGGAGGATCGTGCTTGTGCCGTCGCTGATGCTCAGCGCGCGCGGTTTGCCGGGCTGCTTCGGCTCGGCGGAAGCGTAGAAGCTGACGCGCCCCTTGCTCTTTCCGAGGGCGACCAGCACCTGCCTTACGCCGGCCGTCGAGACAATGAATTGGTCCTCGATCAGCGACGACGCATCAAGCTGCAGCCGGGTGTATGCGAGGCGAGCGCCGTCGGTAGCGACAAGGGTAAGCGTGTCGTCCTTGAACTCGAAAAGCGTCCCTAGCAGGTAGAACCGCACATCTTTCTTGGCTGCGGCATGCGCTGCGAATTTGAGCGCGGTCGTGAAAATCTGAGCGGAGATCATGGCGGGTCAGTCCTTTCTGTATCTCGTGGCCTCGAAGCCGGCCGCGGCGAGCGGCAGACCGTCGGCCCACTTCGGGTTGGTGGCCATGAGGCTGGCCAGGTGGTCGGCGTTGAACTCGGGCGAGTCCGGCGCCTCGGTGATGAGCTCGTCGTGCACCGAGAGCACGATCGCGTAGCCCGCGGCCTCGATCGGCGGCATGCTCGAGGCGAGCACGTCGCGGCTGGCGGCCTGAGTGATGTTCTCGGCGAGCTTGCCGCCGTAGGTCTTGAGGCGCTGCCACTTGCGGCTGTACTGGTTGGTGCCCATGTACGTGACCTTGTCCTCGAGGATCTGCGGGCTGGGGTAGCACAGCGCCCTGCCCGAAGGCAGCGCCACGCGCAGCCACGCACCATCGCGGCGGAACTTGACCCGGCGGCAGGCGAGCGTCACGCCCGGCTGGGCGATCGCACGGCGCGCGGTGTCCTCGAGCTCCTTCCACCAGGACGACACCTCGGGGTGGGCCGCGCGCCACAGCCGCTTGAATGCGTCGCACACGATGTAGGTGCGCTGGGCCAGCCCATACGTGCGCTTGTTCTGCTCGGCCCAATCGAAGGCGCGCGCCGCATCCTGTCGCACAGCCGGCGGGATCGAGTCGAAGGCCTGCTCGGCCATCGCGTCCAGGTCGATACCGTAGGCAGCGCCGAACGTGATGAAGGCGCCGACACCACCCTCGTAGCCAAGCGCGAGCTCCATCACCTTGCCGATCTGGCGCATGCTGCCATCGCCGGTCTTCTTGTTCTCCATCACCGCCTCGGGCGTCACACCGAAGGCCTTGGCGTAGGCCAGCGCGTAGAGGTCGTGGCCGGTGCCCGCGTCGAAGTCATAGAAGGCGCGAACCTTCCAGTCCTCGCCCGCCAACCAGGCGAGCGCACGGCCTTCGATGTTCGAGAGGTCGGCGACCACCAGCTTCTTGCCAGCCGGCGCGATCAGGGCGCCGCGGATCGCCGAGCTGGTGAGCTGCATCACGTCATCGACCAGGAGGTCGGCGCAATCGGCTTTCAAGGCTTCGATGCCGGCGTCGATGGCCTCCTGCTTCAGGCTGGGGCGCGGCAGGTTCTGCGGCTGGAACAGGCGCCCGGCCCAGCGACCGGTGCGGCTGGCGCCGCAAAACTGCAGCGTGCCGCGCAGGCGCCCGTCGCTGCTCACGCCCTTCAACAAGGCCTTGTATTTGGCCGTGCTGGTCGTGCTCGCCTGCAGGCGAATGGCCAGCAGTTCGCGCAGCTCGAGCGGCAGCTCGGGGTCATCAATGCGCCGCTGCAGGGTGCTCTGCTGCATATCGGGCAGCTCAATGCCGTAGGCGGCCAGGATGTGGCGCAGCATGGCGTCGCGCTGGGTGGCGGCCTGCACGCTGCCGTCGGTGATGTCGCGAGTGCGGCGCGCGAGGTCGGCCTGCGCGAGATCCACTGCACGGATCGCCGCCTCGGCCAGTTCGACGTCGACGGCCACACCACGGTCGTTGATGCGCTGGTCCAGGTGCCACAGTGCGAGCTCGGCGTCGCGGTAGTTCCAGGTGGGCAACTTTGCGTCGATAGCGCGCATCGCCTCGATGTCGAGGCGGGCGTACTCGATGAACTTGGCCCACTCAACCGGGTGCGTTTCACGCGTGGCACGGACGATCTTGCTGGTGGCCGGGCGCGGCTTGCAGAAAAGCAGCACAAGCTGGCGCCCTTCCTTGTCCTTGGCCTTGTCGGTGGGGATCTGCAGGATCTCGCACAGGGCACCCAGCGCACCGGGCAGACCGTGTGCCATTGCCTTGACCATCGTGTCGCGCCAGTGCGGCAGCGCATCGCCGAACAGCCACGGCATGGCGTGGCGCAGCACCGTGCGGTCGAAAGCGCTGTTGTGCGCCACGATCTCGTCGAAGGCGGTGGTGCGCAGCTCGGCCGGAGGCGTCGCGTTGGCGGTCACGTCCCACACCTTTACCGGCCCGTCGTCGATCGCGTAGGCGAAGAGCATCACCTCGGCCCGCTCGGCATAGGCGTGCGTGCCGTTCGTGATGGGCACCTCGCAGAAGGTTTCAAGATCAAGCCAGAGGGTTGTCATGTCGGTTCTCGTTGTTCGCTTTGCAGTGCCCGCCGGGCTGTTTTCCCGCAGTCTTCCGTCTGGTTGATTGATCGGATGGCGGGCACTGCAAAGCGCCCGGCCCGAAGGCCGGGCGCGCTGGGTTACACCAGGTCGTCGGCGGTGGCGCCGCTGCTGATGTCGTCGAACTCGTCTTCAGAGGCCGCGCCGCCGCCAGCGAAGGCGTCACCGTCGCGGAAGAACTGCACGCCGCGCAGGCTCGCGTTCACGCGCTTGCCGTAGTTGTTGTCCTGCGGCCAGAGCTCGATCGACGCATTCACGAAGCAGCCGGCGTAGGGCTTGCCGTCCTGTTCGGTGAGCGGGCTCTTGTCCTTGTCGATGACGAGCGGCCGGGTGGCGCTGCGGGCGGACACGTAGAGGTTGCCGGGGAAGCCGTCATAGTTCGCCTTGAGGTCGCCGTCGTGCAGGGCGACTTTGTCCTGGGCGCGCATCTGCTTGAGGATGGCCTCGGCCTTGGCGCCCCACTTGTCCTTGGCGACTTGCTCGATTGCCTGGTTCAGCGCCTTGACCTGGGGGTCGGCCGGATCCAGCAGGAAGGAAGCCGAAAACGCCGGCTTGCCTTCGCCATTGACGGTCTTGGCCTCGAACAGCACGGGGAAGGCGAGGCGCACGTTGGTGAGTTTGACTTTCATGGTTCATTGCTCCTTGGGGATGTGGAAGAACTGGGGGTACTGCGACTTGATCCGCTGGGTGGTCTTCTCGATGGC